ATGATGCAAGAAGAGACGTGGATGACAGGAGATAAGGCAGCACAATACTTTAATATTGAGGTTGAAGATTCAGCTATGGCTGTAGCGTGTGTATCTAGCTATTTTAATAGATATAAAAATACTCCTGAAGATTTAAAGAAAAAGGATAAACCACATAGTAAAGTACAAGATAACTTAGAAAATGAAAAAGAAAGTATATTAGAAGATTTATATTTGTATGGAATGTAAGTCTTTTTTTATTGAAATTTTTAAATTAAAAAATGAAAGTGAGGAAATAAATAATGCCACAAGAATTAATAGAATTATTAAACAAGATTAATGCTAAAAAGGAAGAAGTCAAAAATTTAGCAAAGGAAAATAAGATTGAAGAGGCAAAGGCTGCAAAGAAAGAATTAATAGACCTTCAAGCAAAATTTGATGTTTTATATGATCTAGAAGATGAAGCAGAAGAGAAAATAAAAGATGATATTGAAAATGAAAATGTAACAGTTATATCTGGAGCAGTTAATAAGGGAAAAGAAGTTGTTAATGCTTTTGTTAATGCTATTAAGGCAGGATTATCAAAGAAACCAGTAGCAGAAAAAGATATGAAAATATTAAAAAACTCTATGAAAGAGGGAACAGAAGCAGATGGAGGGTTGACAGTGCCTCAAGATATCCAAACTTCAATAAAGGAGCTAAGAAGAAGTCAGGATGCATTAGAAAATTTAGTTAATGTTGAAACTGTATCTACAGAAACAGGGACAAGAGTTATAGAGAAAGCAGCAGATCAAACTCCTTTTGACAATGTTGATGAGGAAGCAGAATTCCAAGAAGTATCAACTCCACAATTTGAAAAAATATCTTATAAGGTTAAGAAAAAAGGTGGAATTTTAAAAGTAACTAGAGAGTTATTACAAGATACTGCTGAAAATATAATGGGTTATTTAAGAAGATGGATAGCAAAGAAGAGTAAAGCAACTAGAAATGCATTAATAGTAAAAAAGATTGATGAAATAACTACTAGTAAAGAGGTTTCTATTAAAGATTTAGATGGATTAAAGGATATTTTTAATGAAAAGTTAGATCCTGCTATTGCTGTTTCTTCTGGTGTTGTAACTAATCAAAGTGGTTTTAATTGGTTAGATAAATTAAAAGATTCTGATGGAAAGTATGTATTACAAGCAGATCCAACTAATGCAACTAAGAAATTACTATTTGGTGAATATCCAGTTACTGTTGTATCTAATAAAGTTCTAAAGTCTAAGGGAGTAGGTTCTTCAGGACAAGAAACAGCTTGGAAGCATCCTATAATATGTGGAGATTTAAAAGAAGCTATAACTATATTTGATAGAGAGAACATGACAATAGAAATATCAACAGAAGCTGGAGACCTATGGGGAAAAGACCAAACAGGTATAAAAGTAAGAGAAAGATTAGATATTCAAGCAGTTGATTCAGAGGCTATAGTAAAAGCAGAAGTTGAAGTAGCTGTGACTCCCTAGTATTCCCCTAGATAATGCTAGGGTTGGAAAAGCCAAAGTTGGTAAGGCAAAAGTAGGAAAGGAGTAATGAAGGATGGCAGCATACGAAAAGCAAACATGGACTGATG